TTATGTCCAGTCTTAGGGTATATTATATTGTTATGGATATCAACAGTACCATCCCATATATCAACGTGCCTAGACTTGATAAAATACTTACCAGAGTATAGGTCAGCAGTGAGATTTACATCTCTTTTATTTTTCCAGGTTGTGTGATTGCTTTCAAATTTTAAATCGGGAAACGTATTGAATACTGCATCCCGATATCCATCCCATATGCTCATGCTATTTGTTCTATGAATTTGTTTAAGACAGTTTTGTTTGTCATCTTAGAACCCATATGCTTTTTAAATGCACGATTAAGTTCTGCTCTAGTTGCAACTTCACCTTTCTGTTTAACTTCAAGGTCTTGAGTTCCATCTCCCATGCCTTGTATTGGCATAAAGAATGCTTCAGTATAACCTAAAAGTTGAGAAGATGCAAACTTTTGTTTAGACCATTGATGTTCCATTCTAGTAGATTCTTCCCAGTCTAAAATACGAAGAGATCTTTTAAGTTCATTCTTACTACAGATACGAATACCAATCCAATTGAAATCAGTAATCTCTTTAAAGAAACTAACAATCTCTTTTGTTGTTAGATATGGACTTGGTTTTATTTCACGAGTATATCCAGTTCTAGAATCTCTTAATACATATTTTGCTCTCTGTGATAATTGTCTTGTTCTAAGATCATCACCATAATATTCTGACTTTAATACTGCGGTCAATGGATTAGATTCACCATCAGTTAAACATACTACATTAACCTTATCAACTCTTTCAACCTTCCTCATCAATTCTACCAATTCTCTAGAACATAATACTGCTTCACCAAGAGGAGTTCCACCAAGATTATACTTTTGAACACATCCTATTCTATGACTGTTCAAAGCAAATGCTTGCATGTATACATACTGCATTGATTTCTCTAATGACTTCTTATTCTGTTTTGATGAAAAGAACTCTAGAAGTTTAAATCCACTACAGAATCCTAAAACATTCTCCTCTGCTTTTATTGCAAGATGAGATTCATGATGATCCCATCCATTTTGGAATGCATAAACTCTAAACGGAATACCTGCTTTCCTACAGAACCATACAAGATTATATGTTTGCTTCAATGTATCAAGTAAACAAGTACTCATAGAACCTGACCAATCAAGATACATTACCAATCCATGATTCTTACCTTCTGGAACTACTGTAATCCTTTTAAAGATATCATCACTCAACTTATACTTGTATAGAGACTGAGTATCAAGCACACCAGTCTTAGATGTTGCTGCTCTCTTATACTCAGCAGCAGACTTCTTCATTTCAAATTGTTTTACAAGATAATTAACTGACTTCTGTGCATCCTTTTTATATGATAAGTAATGTTTTTCAGCATAATCAATTGCTTCAAAATAGTAATCATGATATTGCTTATCACTAGTAGCATATCCATAGAAACCATAATACAAATCTTCTTGTATTTCTTTATGTCCAACAACTACTTTGCTAAGATCTATCTTAGGAAGATTTAAATAAACAGATTCAGTAGCCTCAGAATCTACTAAAGTTTCTAATGCTTCCTGTAATGCTTTGTCTGTAACACTCTCAGTCTCATTGACTCCACCATCAACTCCACCAATCATATCATCCTCATACATAGCATCTTCCAATTCATCAAGAGTCTGTTCAATCGACTTTTGCTTATTGGATGTTTCACCTTCACCCTCACCTTGACCTTCTTCCTTATTTTCAGAATCAATCTCTTGCTCTATATCATTACCACCAGTAGGATTATCCCAATTAACACTAAGTTGTTCTGGCAATTCTAATTCTTTATTCTTCTCTTTACCTTCTGCCCACGCATATAATTCTCTAGAAAGTTCTAGAACATCTTCAAATGTCTTTGTAGTTGCTACACGATCAACCCATACTTCCTCTTCTTCAGTAAATTCCATTCCACTATTACCTTTGAAGAATAAATTGATACGATCAATAAATGCTAATTCTGATATATCCTCATCTGCCACACCAAAGAAATCCTTATGCCATAGTTCTCTATACCCTTCAAAGAATGACTTCTTAAGACCAGGATATGTATGCTTCATCATACGCTCAATACGAGCATCCTCTATAACGTTAACAAATCCCTTGGGAGCATCAACAGGTATATTAGGAGTATATAAAGCATGTCCAACTTCATGTCCAACTAGAAGATCATAGATCGTACCAGACGCATCCTTCCATATAGGTAAGGTTAGAACACGATTATTAACATCAAAGGATGCTGTTTGAACTTGGCGATGCTCCACTGTAAGATTCTCTGTTGCTAACAGCTTTGCTAAGATCCCTTTAACTTCTGTGTTGATGGTCATAATCTCTCCTGTATGCATCTATTATAGCAAAGTCATTGGATGTGTAATGTGACAGTGTGACAGTTTCTTGACTGTCACCCCAGTGTCTTATGACCCCTGCAATAATAAAACAGTTAGTGACGAGATAAGATACGAAAATAACAGAACGTACCAGAACAATGTAGTTGTCGTAGGGTTTAGTTTTTTCGTCAGAAAAGCTACCCAACGCATACTTCCATATCCTCCATGCTTTATTCATTACCAAACAAATGATGCTTAGATGTACCAGCATTATCATTTGATATATTTCCTATGCCAGTCTCTTCAGTTTCGTGGAATTCATATTCCCAATCTTCTATCACAGTGTTAGCAAGCATCCTATCACTAAGAAAATACATTTCCTTATCTGCTGTTTCATAATCTGGTGCATCAAACCAGAAATCAATTACCTTACCAATCCTCAACAGATGAGGTTCAAGTTGAGGAGCAACTCTTTTAGTGTTATTCATAACAGCATTACCAGCAGCATCTGATACAGATCCTCTCAACTTAACATTTATAGTTGCTTTAAATCTCATTCTTCCTCTAATAGTTTTGAAAAATCATTGACCTTTTCAAATCTAAGACAACGCTTAAACTTATCAATAAGTAGGTCACCCTTATGTGAGATAACAAATAGATTCGTACCTTCACCTAACTTTAAAAGTATAGAAAGTAACTCACCTGTTGCAGATGCATCAAGAGAACTATCGAATACCTCATCAAGTATAAGAAGATTAGTTGCAGCAGAGTTCTTCATCCTTGCCACTTCTCTCCATGTAAAAAGAAGAGCTAAGTCAATCTTCTGTTTCTCACCTTCGGAGAAAGAAGCATAACTAAACTCATCTCTGAATCTACTTTTAATTACTTCATTAAACTCCTCATCAAGAGTAAAGTTAACAAAGAAATCCATTGTATGAAGATATTTATTAATGAGTCCATTGAATATGGGGATATATTTTTTTATAATTTGCTTCTTAATACCAGAATCTTTTAATAATTTTCCAACTATATTATACTCATCTAATGTTTGATTTGATAATGCACAATCATCTTGTATTATTTTAAGTTCCTCATTCAATCTATCTAATATTTTATTTTCTTCATCAATCTTAGGACTAGTTAAATCCTTTAACTCTGTATCAATATCTAAATTCTCTTTTTTTAATCTAAGTATATCTCTATCTAAAGATGAAACTTCACTTCTAACACTATACATCTCCTCACATATTTTTTCTATCTTATCAATAGCAGATAGAATCTCATCAATATTTTTTTCTATACTCTCAGCATCAGTTGTTAATCCTGATCCAGTTGTTGTTAAAGAACTCATTCTAGTTTCTTTAAATCCATCACCAATCACCTGAGTACAAGTAGGACATACGTCATGAGATTCAAGGAACTTAATCTCTTTAGTAAGTCTCTTTAATTCAGTTTTGTTTTCAGTTTGCTTATCACGCAATCCCTGTAATAGCGTACGTTGAGTTTCAATACCCTGACATCCATCCTCTAATTTCTTTAACTTCTTTTTCTTTGAAGTTTTTTGTTTACTTTTTTCTTTTATTTTACTTTCATTTAAATCATATTTCTCTTGCTTTTCTTCCTTTCTATTTGTGTTTATTTCTTTTAAAGAATTAATTAATCTTTCCTGAGATAAAACTCTCTCTTCTGCAATATCTTTTAAATAAATAGTGTCTCTATTTTTTGTGTTTTGAGTCCTAACTCTATCCTTTAAGATAGTATTCATGTATGAGAAGATCTGGATATCCAATAGATCTTCGATAACTTCTCTCCTGACACTTGCTCCAAGTTGCATGAAGGGTACAAATGTGGATGAACCAAGTATGACGACTTGGGTAAAACTTTTGTAGTTGAGTTTGAGGACTGATTGCTCCAAGTATTTCTGCGTGTCCTTGGCAGCAGCATCCTGGTCAACCATTTTGTTATTCTTATAAACCTCAAAGAGATTTGGTTTCGCACCTCTAAAGACTCTGTAATCATCTTTTCCTATAGAAAAACATACTTCAACTTTTAATCCTTTTTCATTAATACTGTTAACTAATTGCCCTCTATTAATTTTTCTAAATGGTTTATTAAAAAGACCAAAACATAAAGCATCTAACATGGTACTTTTTCCAGCACCATTAGTTCCAACAATCAAAGTGGAAGATATATTATTAAGTTGTATTTCAGTCCATTGATCACCAGTGGAAAGAAAATTCTTCCACTTAATACTTTCAAATGTAATCATTCCGATTTAGTTGGAGGTAAAATTAAATCATTTTTAGTGACTATTGAATAAGCATATCCAAATTTATCACAATTAATGGCAACAGCATCAACATCTATTTCCATTAATTCTAGTGTTCTTTTGTAATCGATAGCTTGTAACTGTTCAAGATATCTTACAGCGTCATCCTCTTGCTCAAACATATGAACGGTTTTAACGTTATCATTATTTGGAAGAGCGTATACGCCACCAGTATCTTTCTCAGTTAAAATAAACATTAAAGTTCAGAAGCTTCTAAGTACAATGATCTCATAATGTTTTTAACATTACTTCGATTAACCTTAAGATCAATTTCATCGACGTAGTTGTCTAGTAATGTCATGGTGTCCTCAGTCTCTACAACTGAATCACCCTTTTCTAAATCAACACTCAAATCTTCTACAATCTTAAGATCGGCTAAACCAATATCTTGGAGTTGCCTCACTACATAATCAAACTTAGCATAATCACCCTTGTCCTCTACTATGAGTTTGACGAAGGTTCCTTTAATTTCTTCTTCAGGCGGGATAGTAACTCCACCATTATAATACAACTTATGAAAAGTGTCAAAGGGATTTCTATAGAAAGTAGTTCGTAGAGTCTCTGTATCAAAGACATGGAACCCTCTTTTTTGTCCGTAGTCATTCCAATATAATTGATATGGGTTACCGAGATAATAACAATTACCCCTATTAGATTTAGTATGATAGTGTCCAGAGAATACCTTTTTAAAATTTTTAAAGATACTCATATCAGTACCTCTATCCATTACATGACCTGGATGAGCTTCAAAGCCGTTAAGCTCAAGATGGCCCATACAGACAGGTGCAGTACTTTCTGTGATGCTTCGTAAGGTTCTGTCGTTGTTCTCATCACATATCCAAGGAAGTAATAGAATATCAGTACCGTCATAATTACGGGTGGTAGGTTCATCGATGACATCTATATCGTATCCTCCTAATAACTCTTCTGGAGAGTTAATCCTTAATGTGTTCTTATAATATATGTCGTGATTACCAATCAAGGCAGTCATCTTACATCCCAATTCTTTAACAGGGTCAAACCACATCTCCTTCGCTGCTTCGAGAGACATGTAATTAATAGATCTACGTTTATCAAACGTATCTCCTAGATTTATAATCTCTTTAATACCAGATGCTTTAAGAAAAGGTATAACAATCTTACTATAGAACCTTCTATAGTGTTCTACAAAATGTAGATTATCATTACGGACACCGAAGTGTTGATCTGTAATTAATAAAACTTTCATACTAACATCTATGATATGGAGGGTTTGGTCCCATTACTTCATGAAAAAAGAATGCGAGAGTTAATCTTGTTTGATTTTTACCAAACGTTTGCATTGCATGTGGAGTTTGATTGTTGAAACAAAACATTCTATTATACACATTACTAACTCTTACAGTTTCTGTATATTGTGAATGAAATCTATCATATGATTCCTTATACTCCTCATCCGTAATTGGTTCTCCTCTATAAAACTTACACTGTGCATCATTGTCTTTAGGTTGACACCAAGCATATCCATTGTGTTCTTCATATATACTTGTTCCAGTATCAGGTTCTGGATGTTTGTTCAAATATATTATACCACCAAATTTAACATCGTCATCCACATGTACCCACCCATGATTTTGAATATGATATTGATCATCATGAAATGGTTCAATCATTTGAAAAGTAAGTGCAGCACCCCAGTTCATCTGATAGGTGTGATACCAACTTCTTAAAATTCTTTGACAGATGTAATTGTTCAAATCAGGATTGAGAACTTCTAATGTTTGTGTTCTTTTACCTGGCCATTGACCTCTAGGGTCGGGTTGAAATTCTAGAGTTTTAGAATACTCTACAATCTTATCTGCATCTGGAAAGAAATCATCAACGATAGTTATCGGATACATTATCTTTTAGTATTCATCTCAACACGATTTTTAATTTGAGCATAGTCTGCACTTGCTTCACCATCGACTGAGAACACATGCTCAAACCCAGACTTCTCCAAGATTTTCTCTTTAATATCCATCTGGCGTTTCTCCTTAGCAATTCTGCGTAGGAATGCATAATAAACTATCTGTGTAAAATAAGCAAAAGGATTTTTACTTTTTGCTGGATCAAAGTTATCTATGTATTGTATACAATTTTCTATACCATCGCAAACCATATCATCTTTATACATGTAGTTAATAAAGTTTGGTCTATACGATAGATGTTGTGCTATCTTTAAAAAACATCCACCGATATAATTATTGACACGGGGTTTAGGAAGACCTTTCTCCTCGGCAATTTTAACCTTGTCCTTGTACTTTACAATAGCAGCAAGGAACTCAGCGTTATTAACGTAATGTTCTTTCTTTTTTGCGGTTCGCCTCATATGGTTTTTTCCATTGATTATATTGTAACAGGGCTTGACAAGAATGTCAATCACCTGTAGACTAACCATGTCAAGGGTTGAGGGATATATTATGTATTATATAATTTTTCAAATATTTTTCTTGCATGGTCTATCTTTCCAAGATAACCTGTTGCATCTTCTGCACTAGATCTTCTTTTAGTAGTTCTTTCTCTAACTTTATCTTCAGGTTCTAAACTTTTTATAAATGCCTCATACATAAAAATAATTTCTTTACTCATCGATGCGACACTCAATATATCTTTTTCACGTATTATAAAAAATTCCTCGTCAGACATATTCATCCATTTATGAAACCCCATGCCCCTCATCATCTTGTTCTCACCCATTGGTTTGTCAACAATCTGAATACATACTGGGTCTTGTAGAAATGCTAAACTTTCCTTTGCATCTGTACCACCATAGTCTTCTACAGTAAGCACTGCTTTTGCAAGGATCTCCTCACCACTGACAAGTTTAAATACTCCGTGAAATTCTTCTTCGTGTTTAGCGTAGTTAAGTGTCATGAGTTTTGAGTTTGATCTCTACAATTTCATAATTAAAATTTTCTTCTTTGTAAATTTTTAATCTCTCAAAGAGATGGAGAAGAGTATAATTCTTTCCATTATCTCTACTAATATCGTCTGCTATATCGTACAAAGTTGCTTCTACTTTGC